CTCAAGTGAGTCTTAGCGATTAAGCAGCAGAATCTTGAATCTGAATTGTAGTAGCAGGTAGACCTGCAGTAGTAACATCATTCAATAGAGCTTGGAAGCTAGAAGATGCAACAATACCTAGTTCACCGTCATCTTTAGAGAAGCTACCTAGTTTAACTTTTGGTAGAGTAAAGGCAATGAAGTTAGCAGTAGCAGAACTATCAGCAGTCATTGTTAATACAATACTAACAGGAGTTTCATCATCAAAGTAATCTCTGAAATCTGCATCTTGGAAGTAAACACTCAAGTTACCAGTAACACGAATACGACCAGTGAAAATGTCAGCAACAGAGTTGGAACCAACTACGTTTGCATTCTCAGTTGCTCTTTCGATTGCGAAATCAGCAGAAGTAACCAAAGCTACAGGAGCACCGTTAACTAGCATCACACCGTTTACAGCAGCAAAGATACCATTGTTACCTTGAGCAGTTGGTGAAGTGAAGTATTGTGATGTACCATTTAGAGCAAGGTCTTTACCAGCAAAACCGATATCAACAGTGCTTAGACCAGTTGCTGGAAGTTGAACAGCAATGTTGTTAACTTTCATACCAGTGTAAACTTCTGATTGAGCAATATCAGAATAGAACTCTTCTACAGTATAGGAATCATCGGTGTGACCTGTAGCTGGAACGAATGTTTGCTTACCGGGAGCAGTAATAGTTACGCTTGTACCAGTACCTTGAGCAGTTAGTGCTACACCATTCAATGGTACAACGACTAAGTTAGTAGCGGTGATGCTTGCAACAAGTAGATTTCGTGCGTTATCTGCAACAGTTGTTAAACCAGCAGCACGAACTACCATACCAACTTTGACACCATCAGTAATCCAAGAACCAGTTGAACGAACGATTGTGTAAGTTGTACCTGAAACAGTAACTGTACAGCTTACAGCAGAACCAAGAGTTACTGCAGCAAAATCTTTACCTACAACAGAACCCATGAAATCAGCATAAGAAGCTGCGGATAGTTCACCGTTTAAGCTACCTTCTGCAGAACGCACACCATGACGAAAATCAGAAACTTGACGATCAGTACGAATTTCACCTGATTCATAAGCTTCTTTTGCTAGGTTAAAACTAGCAGTAACTCTACGAAGTAGTTTACCAGATGTATTACCTGCTAAAACACCCCATGTAGTTTCCTTTTTGTAACCAACTTGTTTGGCTGTACCTTTGGAGATTGGCATATTATTTTCCTTAATTTAAATTATCAACATTTGCAAATGTACTGATTTAGGTTCAGCAACCTTGATTATCAAGAGTATACCTCTGCCACCAATTCAATTAGTACAGGACAAATCACTCTTTCAGATACAACCGTATTGCCAGCAATTTGCGGTGTTCTTAATACGTGTATTTTTACACTACCTTCATTTAGTACTAAACCTTTTGCAAAATGCGCTCTGATTAATTCAGCACGATTTATAACTTCGGAAGTTCCCTTGTTTGCAGCACCAACAACAAATACCTGCATTGTCATTCGTTCTCTGTGAAAGCCTGTACCAAGCACAGGATCATCTGGAGTTTGAAGAGTAAATTGCACTCTTTGGTATATTGTATTGGGTGGAGTAAAACTAACACCTTCCCATGCTGTTGTTACAGTAGGAGTTAATGCGTTTAGTCTTCTTTCGGCTGCTCTTTTAATTTCTATGATTGCCATTAACTTGCCTCATAATATTTGTTTAGTGAAGATGCATATATACCATAGATAGCATGTAATGTAGGTTCCATAATACCATAAGGTGCTTGTTCCGATGCACCACTTTCTAGTGATCTAACAGGAGCACCATTCTTGTATGTTTCGTAAGGCCAACCATCTGAAGCAACATATCTAACACTGTTCATTATGTAAACATCATCGCCAAGTTTATACTTTTGACTATCATTATCAGCATTGCTTTTAATATTCAAAGCATTTTCATCAACAGCTCTCTCAGGAAATATAATCTTAGTTGGACCATTGAAAGATATTGTCCAACCACCTTTAGCTGAACCTGCCTCCGGTGGTAATGGTGCTGAAGGTTCCAAGGCTCCATG